AGCCCAATTACAGAAGTTATTTAGAAGAAGAAGCGAAGTACAGAGAATGGTTAGAAGAAGAGAATGAGTCTACTGATTGGAACTACCTTCTAAAACAGATTAAAGACTCTAAATACACATTTGAAAGAGTTACAGAATTACTAGAACTTTGCAGAGATACTTTCATGAATGGAGATATTAGCTCGAAAAAATTCTTTTCAAATATGAACAAATTGGGAATGATAACAGCAAACACTGATGTTATAGATGATACTCATATGGGATCAGCTTGTCATATGCTGGATCTGTTAGAGTGTGCTCAGGATGTCATAAAATGTGGTGGTGATGTACATGTTTTAGAGAGCACAAGTTCAAAAGGGAAAAAATTGTGGTATGATATAGATATGATAATAACATATGATGACAAGTTATTCTTTTGTGATTACACAAACAAGAGCAATGATAAAGATATATTTTATTCAATATGTGATACTGTTCATGTGTGCAAGGCTAATAAAAAGATGAGGCAGAAATATGATGTGTTGAATTCTAGAACTGATTATTTTGATTATATACCTGCAGTTATACAAAGGAGGGAAGATGATCGACATGATGCAAATTACAAAATTTTAGAACCTTTGGTTGAGTCAGAAATGTTTTCACCAGAGTTTAAGGTTGCTGATGACCTTATTAAAATTCATCAAAGCTTGTCCAGAGATGAATACAACTCAATAATGCAAAAATTGGCAAAGCATTTATCAGGTAAAAATGTGAATAAAACATTGATCACAACCAATCCGCCATTGAAGTCATTTTTTGTTGGAAATAAGGACAGTGTCATTGAATCTATTGAGAGGAATCATATTGGTGTTGCTAAATTTTACGATGACTTCTACAATCATATCAAGACTAAAAGTGAATCATCTTACAAAAAGTATGCCATGGATCATTATGAGGCATGGTCTGATAAAACTACAAAACCAATACTTGAAATACCATATTTAAAAATGATGGTGTCAGGAGACAAGAGAGAAACTGATGCACTTGATGTCTACTCAAGAATAGAAAATATAATATATAGAACAGGCAAGAGCACAACTCTTCTTGATCTGATATTAATTGTGAGTAAGAAATCTAAAGAAGATGCATTCAAGTGGACATCAACAGAAAGTAGTGTTAGAGAAGGATTTATGTTGAGAAAATTAAGAAGAAAAGAAGATAAGGAAGACACATCAGGGACACTTTTCCAGATGAAGTTCATTAAGGATGATGCTAACATCAAGAGTGTGATGGACAATGAAAAATCATTTAGAAAACCTTCAGTCAAAATGAATTATGAAGACTTAGAGAGTCTCTATGAGGACTCAGAGGACTACTGGTTATCAAGTAATAAAGATTATGTACCTGACATGGAGATAATTAAAAAAATGATAATGGATCTATCTGGGAAAAGTAGCACTCATAGATATACTTCTAGTATTTTAATGAAATTGCATAACATGCTTTCTGAAACAAAGATATGTAACTATATTCATATTTTGCAATCTCTCTCACATGCAATTAGCTTATCTACAAAAAAAGCAAGAAGCACAAAAAAGTTTGAGTCATCCATAACAGGTAGAAAATTTACTTTTTCATTGTCATCAATAGGGAACTACTATGGTATAGTGCTTAGTAACATCACTCATTTTGGAGGTCATAACAGAGAGAATAGTAGTTTCAAAATATATGGTGAATTCCTGGACACACCTAGAGAAGACATGATATTGCAAAAACAAGATGGTATTAGTAGTAGATGGCTCACCATGAGCCCTTCCAATTTAGACTGGTATAGTTGTATTCTATCCAGAGCATACTCATGGTGTTCCTTGGAAATGGAAACCTTATTGTCTCTAGAAAACCTAAAAGATGCAGATCTCAATATGAAATCTATTTTTTACAAAAAACTCAGGAAAAGAATATTTTTCCCAATGGCAACCATGCTTTTGAATTCATCAAAGTTTTCTCAAGCCTCAGAAGCAATTAGATACTCTATGATTAATTCCACTGGTTTGTCTTCTGGGTGTAGAAAATCATATGATAAATTTTCCTATAGCAAACTTAACCCTAAGGGTTGGTTCACAGTCACGACTCATATTGATAAATTGTATATGTTGAGGTATCATAAGGTAGTATCAATGCTCCTGCTCTTGAGAGCTAATAACAAATTAGAGTATGCACTTGTTGACAATGAATCATCCCCAGACATTAATGGTGTCACAACTAAAAATTTATTTAGGAACTGGAAGGTGTGCTTTCCAAATGAAAATGAATATATACCAGCTGATAGTCACTTTTACAATTCATTTTACACCTGCAAAGCTCTCTCTATAAATAGACATACCAAAGTAATGTCTGAGAGTCTAGTTCTAGAGAAACAGTTCAAAAATAGGATAGATTTCCTTAGTACACTTGAAGATGTTTCTAATGATAAAAGAGCACTAAGAAACCTTGGTCATATAAAAACAAAGGAAGATTTACTAAAACTGAGTCCAGATTTCTATTTCTCAGATACAAATAGAGGCAAGTTTCACCCATCTGCTTTACTTTGTATGATAGGATCTGTGAATACTATGTTTAGAACTTTTAACAATCTGGATAGTATAGAACAAATCATAAAGAGAGAATATAGTTCCTTGGATACTATCTTATGGAGATCAAAGATATCTGATGCAATGAATAATAGAGGTTCTATTGATGATAGTGGAGATACTATGTGTCAGACATACAATGAAGGTGAGAAAACTCAAAATGTTGAGAAGATAAAGAAGACAAAAGATGGAAAGAATATTGTGAAACCTGTTACCAGGAAGATAAAGTATACACAAAATGATAAATGTTATAACACATTGATAAAATCAGCTATAAAAACTTACAGTGAATGGGTACCAGAGAAGAAGTTTAGTGAGTTCAAATATGAAAAATTTGGAGAAGATGAGTTAACTGATAAGGAAACTATAAGTGGCTTACTCAAGTTAATAAAAGTTGATTTGTCTATTATAAGCAATGAAGCATGGAAAGTCATCTTGCATTCACTGAGTAATGATTTTCCATGTATCATTAAAATGGTACACAAAGACCAGATAGGGCCTAGAGAAATAGCAGTATTAAATGCTTGGTGGAGACTCATATGCAAATACATAGAGGATGTGTCCAGAGAAATAAGGGACATAGAAAACAGAGCACAAACACATGTCAATCTAATAGAGAACAAATCAAAAGATAGCATTGTTGAGAATGCTTTTGAGAGATTTCAATCATTCAAAAGTGACAAAATGAATAACTACAAAGTCTGTTATGATAGTGCTGACTGTAGCACTTGGGGACCCAGCATGATGATGTACATATTATATATAGTAAATGGGGTTAGAATGCAGGATTCATCATCTAGAAGGATAATGAAATCATCATATAAAGGTTTCTCAAATAAAGTGTTCAAGTTCCCTGACACCCTTTACAGTTCTCAGTTATCAAATGAAAGCTCAGATTTGAGGCTAAGACACATTAATGGCATTGAATTGAACAAGCAAAATGCTACAAACAAGGATGATATTCATGATTACAACAAACTGAATGCAGTTATGAGAAGCCAAAAGGCCATGTTAATGTGTGAAGACCCAAAATTAGGTAATTACAGTAGACAGTTTCTGTGTGCAAATGAAGGAATGACTCAAGGCATTCTTGGTTGCTCATCAAGTGTTTTGGCTGGAGATGTTTGCTACTTATCTGACACTCTAAATGAGATGATATATCATCACATAGATTTGAAGGTGGAAAGTTATTGTACATCTGATGATTATTCAAGACTCATGAGATACAAAACCAATAGTTGTCAGGATAAACCAGTCTATAATTATGATAGAAAAGTATCAGAAGACTTAACATCAAATATGAAGGTGATAAACTCAGTTTTAACCACCCATGAGTATATACAAACAAATTGCGGCATAAAAAGAAATGCATATAAAAGTGCTCATTCTGAGTTTGTGTTAGAGTTTAATTCAAAATTCAGGACTTCAAACTGCACAGTGGATCCTTCAATTAAGTCAAGATTATCATACATAGATTATTCTCATGAATTTGATTTGTATCAATCTGCCATTCGATCTATGAGCTTGGCTACTGAATTCATAAGAAATCAAGGATCTGTTACTGGATCATCATTAATATTTATTCTTAATAATTACAATCATTTGTGTCAGAACCAATTACTTGAACACTATAATAGAAATAGGGAAATGTTATATCAAGTACCATTAGAGTTGGGTGGATTGATATTCCCTGATGTTCTCAAATCTTCTGATGGTTGTTACCTCAACTCAATAGTTGATAACTACAAATTGAATGGTATGAAAAATCCAATAAGAGATTCAATAGACCTAATCACATCTCGAAACAGTTTCATGTCAAATGATATGTTAGACTTAGGTGAGTTTATGATTGGTACTATGAATGAAGAGATTGTTAAAGAAGATGGTGGGAGACTACTCAAAGAAGTGATGATTAAAGATAATATCCCTAAAGTTAGTAGATCTGGATTAGTCAATCTATTAATAAGAACCAAAAGATCCTCAAGACAATTAAGAGACATATTAGAATCTTTGGATGAAGAATCATTTTCAGGATTGAAATATTCAAGACATAGAGGTTCAATAATGCATGGGCTTCTTGGATGTATCAAAAGAGAAGAATCATCAGGTACAACTCTATCACCATCAGATAGATTTTCAATACCACAAACACCAAGATCTGCTGAAGTTTTTTATGTTAATAGTGAAGTCTATGGGTGTATGACATCAAAACAAAGGCTATCAAGAGATGATATCAGAGATCTTTCTTTGAAATGGCTCAATTGTAGGTTTGATAGGGATTCCAACTTCCTAAAAATACATGGTCCAAATGGGTATACAGAATTTGAGACAATGAGTTTTGATGTTCTGAAAGACAAAATTGAGTCTTCGATACAAATATATGAAGCTAAGATAAAATCAATAGTACCAACTGGTATATTTCCAATTAACAGGAGACTCCATAAAAGAAGGGTTGAATTCTTGGTCAAAGATGATAAATTGAATAAACTTAAAAAAGACTTTGAGGATGATTATATGCCAAAGGTATTGGGTGGCAGCAGTGATTCAAAGGCAATGGACTTCCTTATAACTAGAGAAGTGCTGAAATCTAAGTTGGATAAGTTGAGTAGAAGAAAGCAGATCTTTAAATTATCACTATATGATAGTGATGAGCAGGAACATATAATAGAGAGCCTGTTAAAATCTAGTTTCTGTGTTGACACTAGAATGTCTTTTAATAAATCTGTCAAAGACAAAACTAACAAAACTGATTTCAATAATTTATGGTTCCAGCAAAGGTTGAGGGCCATAAAATCAAATAATTTGAGAACATTAATACTTAGATCATTTGACATAGATTGCACACCATCAAGTTCATCTTATGTTGAATTAAACTCCAAGAAAATTTATGAGATTGCTGTAAGAACTGACATAACTCTCATTTCATATATTAGATATATTGATATAACTGAAGTGTTCAAGGCAAAATTGATGAAAGGTAATCATCTTTACACTCTAAGACAAGCCAATGAAATAATATTTAATCTTCAGACACTACAAGAAGATATAAACAATAAATTAGGAAATAGTAATATGACTCTTTTTACAATTAGGCCAGACCAGATACAAATCCCTGAGATGTTGGATGACAGTGTATTAGAAAATGGTCAAGTTATACTAACACAAAGATCTAAATCCTTCTATATTGGCTCAGGTTCCTACACAGATATTTCTGTAAAAACAGGATACCATGAATGGACCCATTATATCACTGATTGGAGAAATTCTAAATTGGAATTCCAAAATTCAAACACAGATAAATACATGGAAGTGTATAATATGTCGAAACTTGAGATGGCATTTTTGAAGATAACCGAACAAAATAGTTTACTTCATTTTGAAACTTCAAGTGAACATAGAGTATTGTATATAGGGAAAAGTCATGTGCAATCAAGGATGTATGATTACTATCTTAAAATGAATATTGATGACTTTAGTGATGATGATGTGAACTACATAACAAACAATATGAGAGAACTCAAGAACATGACATTAGAATTGGCAGAAACTTATATGGAATCTGAAGGAGTTAGACAAGATAGAGATGTCAAGGAAGAAATAAATAGACTGTTAGTCAAATACTATGAGGAAGATGAACCTGAAATAAATATGATAGAAGACTATGACTCAGATGACCCTTATACTGAACTCCTTGAAGAAATGTTTGATGAAGATGAACCAATAGATGTAGAAGAGGGCTATGATGATGGTGGTCCTAATAACATGACAACTAGTTTGTCGTCAATACCAACTAGTTCTCAGCTAAACATAGTTGCATCTAAGTATTCAATTAAAGAAATTAATGGCAAATCAAGAGTAAGGAAGAAAAATAGGAGGTCCAATAGATACAATCCTGACAAATTTCTTGATAGCCTGAATTTTGATGATTATATAAAGATTACACTTCCAGTGAAGCTTAGACACTATAGTATGAAATATTATGACAAAAAAAACAAAAAAATATACGATTGGAGGAATAAAAACCAACCAGAAAGATCAACAGTTATGTTAGTTGAATCTACTGATATGGAAGCTATGACACCATTCACTACCTTAAGAGAAGTTATGGATGAAGCTGATGATACAGAGAAGTTCTGGATAAGAATAACTCTTATGGAAGCTATCAAAAATAATGATAGATTATATAGTGAATTGATTGAATAATTAACTTT